CATGTCCTTGAGCTGGCCGCCCTGCTGAAGAAGCACGGTCAGCGGAGCCTGGCCGCCTTGCAGCGACACCGCGATATCGGTGAACTGCGCCGGCACGCCACGAAGCGCAGCTGCCGTCTGTTTGGCGGTGTTGCCAGTGCGAGTCAGGCTGTCGTCAAAGCGGGACAGATTCGCCCGAGACTGGTCGATCTTCGACTGGTATTCGCTGAAGGTCGACGCATCAAGCGCGCCGAGTTTCTTCTGCTTCGCCAGCTTGGTTTCGAGCTCGTCCAGTCGTCCCAGGGCTTTGACAGTTGGGTCGATCTCGCCCAGCAGGTCAGAAAGCTCTTCCTTCTGCTTCTTGATCGAGACCGAAGCCTTGTCGGCGCCCTTGGCAACTCGTTCGGCAGCTTTCTCCGCCCGGCCACCCGCCGCGGTGAGTTTGTCGAGGTCGGAGCTCGCCTGCGCAGCATCGGTCGAGTCGACCTTGATGCCGAGTTCAGCAATAGAAGTCATGCGGGCTCCGTTATTTCGATTCGCTCATCACGAGCATGGCTTCTGCTTCCATGACTCGAATGTCGTGGAAGACTTCAGGGATTTCGCGCCGCTTCATGCCCAGCATCGAGGCCACCGGCGGCAAGGCGTTGTAGTCCAGCCCGGTGGCCCCGCCCATGCCTACGCGCCACTGTGTGGACATCGCCTCGAACAGCAGAAAGGCCGGCCAGTTGTCCGGCCAGACCTCGTACGCTTCTTCAGGGATGTCAGCGAGCGTCATACCGAAGGCTGCCAAATCAGCTTCGGACGGCCCGGGCTCGTACAGGACGCGGGCGGCGCCGGTCAGTTTCCCAAGCGGGCCGGTTGATAGGCGCTCTGGTACGCGGAAAGCACAGCCTGAGGAGCGCCAATGCAGGTGGTGACCAGCGCAGTCAGCGATTCATCTGACAGCTTCTCGTCAAAGCCCCAGCTCTCGATGATGTCCTTGAGCTGGCCGGCCTGCAGCGCGATTTCGGCGCCGGTCGCTTCCTGCCAACTCAGGTCATCTTCCTGCACCTTCTTCGCATGCTCGTCGTGTGCCGCGTTCCACTTATCGAAGTACGCGGCCAGCGCCAGTCTGTCCATGTACCTGAACTCGAATTCAACACTGACCGGATCAGCGCCGACACGCGGAATCGTGACCTTCGCCTTGAAGGTCGGGTTCTGGGAGATCTTGATCTTGGCCATGGGTTACACCGCCGCTGCGTAACGAGTTGGGCGCGAGGCCAGGGACAGGGTGATAGTGCGGGTCATGATGTTGTTGCGGTCGAGTGTTGGGGTGGCAGTGATGGAAACGTATGCGTTGTAATAAATCACCGAGCCGTTCGGCAGCGTCAAACGCAGTACGCGAGGCGCTCGATCATCGTCGGCCGCTTCAACAGCCGCCACGTACGGCAAGCTTGGGTCGTCCGCCACGGTGATACTCATGCTCATCGGCGACTTGGTGGTCGGCAGTTGGCGGTCGTCGGATTCTTCAAGGAAGCCGAAGGTTGTGAATTGCTGCTCGCCGCCCGCACTGGTGCTGCCGGTGATCTGGCTGATTTGAGCCCAGCCACTCGCCGCACGAACCGAACCCGCGCCTGCACCAGCCGTGTAGACGACGGTATTGGTGGTGTTGATGCCTTCCAGCTCGAAAGTGCCTACGTCGGATTCGGCCACGCGGGCGACCTTATCGTTCAGGCGGGTCCAACCGGAGTTCACGACGATAACGTCGCCGTCGGTAAGGCCGTGCGCGGCGGCCGTAGCAACCGCCGGATTCGCGTTGCTGATGGCAGTTACAGGCTTCAGCGCGCTGAAAGTCGCTGCGATTTCGAGAATGGAGCCGTTGGGGAGAATGGCGCTCATTGAGAATGTTCCTCTGTGCAGAAATGACAAAACCCGCTCAATGGCGGGCTCTGGGTTTGCCCAACGGGCGGATTAGTTGGTGTCGGATCGGTATTGGAACGATGCCGATACCGTGAAGGTGTTGCCCTCCGGTATTCCCGGCCCGGGCGCAACCGGCGTCATCACCAGCGCTACAAGCCCGGCGCGCGGAATGCGCAGGTTCAGCGGGAACAGCGCGGCCAGCTCGTCAACGATACCGCCCGCCTCGGTGCGGTACTTGCCGGAGGCCGTCACGATGTTGACCTGAAATACACCGGTGTAGACCCGGTGATCGCCGCTCAGCGTATTGCTGGCCGTGACCGCCGGCAGAGTGAAGGCTCGCAGGTACGTCTCGCCCGTCGCTGGCGTGTAGGTTTCATTCTCGACTACAACCTTGATCGGCTTGGCGCGAGCCTTCGCCCAAGTCAGCAGGCGCGACTCGAAGGCAGCGGCAATTATGTTATGGGACATCAATTCGACCCTGTATGATTGACGGGTGCAGCTAGGGTCGCCCCCGAAAAGCCGATTAATCACCGGCCTGCTGTACTCCCCAAGTGATTACTCTGTGATGGAGAGCGACATGCAAGAAATCTGGAAAGACATACCAGGATTTGAGTCGTATCAGGCGTCCAGCCATGGACGAATCCGGTCTAAGGCCAGGACTTCAACCGGCCGAAGCCGATCAGGAAATGCATTCATTCGCCACATAGAAGGTGGGCCGATCAAGCCGCGCCTATCCAATGCCGGCTATCTGCGATGCATGATCGAGCGTAAGACGGTATTGGTTCACCGAATCATTGCCGCCACTTTTGTCGAGAACCCATCGAGCCTGCCTTGCGTAAACCACATAGACGGCGACAAAAACAACAATTCCGCAGCAAACCTTGAGTGGTGCACGCATCAATTCAACACTGAGCACGCCTACGCCACACAGCTGTTAGTGGTCAAATCATGCCAAGAGAGCCATCTGGCGAAACTGACTGATAGTCAAGTGCGAGAAATCCGGGCTCATTTGGCTGACCGAGTTCCCCAGCGAACTATTGCAGCCATGTACAACATGAGCCAGCGCGCGATTGCCGCAATCAGCACCGGCCGGTCATGGAAGAAGCTCGCCTAAACGCTCATACCTGGTTGTTCCTGATGGCTTCGAGAACGATCTGCTGGAAGCGCGCCTGGGTGATACGCACCATGCCGCCCGGCGCTTGATCGGAGTGGCCGTACTCAAGCGGGATTGCGTAAGGCAGGTTGTTCACGATGAAAGCCGTCGTGCCCGCCCGGAACAGGATCGACTCGCCCGCGATGCGCGCCGTGGCTTCGGCCCCGGTCGGATCAAGCGTGCTGAGTGTTCCCGCCGGCGGCGCATCAATCGACATCTGCCAGTTGCCACGGAATCGCCCGGTGTCGACCGGGGACATGCGAATCAGCGAGTTGCCGATCTCGATGATGATCTCGCGAAGGCTAGCGTCGACCGCATCCTTGGCCTGCTCTGCGAACTCTGCCAGCTGTAACGCGAAGCTGCCCTGCTGCCCTGCGTACTTGTTCATGAGCGCACCTGAAGTTCATACAGCAGCGGCGTGCCGGCTGGGTTGATCTCCTTGAAGTTGATCACCGTCCACGTTTTGCCCTGCACGTCCGCCTTGATCTGCGGTTTCGGCTTCCAGTCCATGCCCAGCGCCGCGACCTTGAGTTTCTTGTCGCCGCGCACAATCAGGGTGTCGTTCTGGAATTCAAGGCCGGTGAAGTCGAGCAGGATGCCTTGGGCGGTTTGCTCAATGATCACTTCGCCGCCATCGGGATTGTCCGGGTCGTACTCCGCCGGCTGGATGTCTCTTAGCGTTACTGGCTGGCCGTATTGAGTAATCAACCGCAGAGCGGTGGCAGCCATGCGGTCGTAGAACTCACTCATTGGTCAGGCCCTTATGGCGTAAAGCCCACGCTTTTGGAGGTAGTCGGCAAACTGCGTGTGGCTAGGGCGATCCGGAGCCGCCGGCAGCAGTTTGCCGCTGGTATTGGAGATTGCCGCGTATTCGGTATCCACCGCGCCTTCCACACGCTCGCGGATGATCGCGCCTTTGCGTGTTTCAGGTGGGTCGATATCGTCTGCATGAATCTCGCCCGCGAGGGCCATCTGCCCGTACTGGATACGTGCAGGAATGTAGTCGGACGGCTTGTTTTCGCCGTCGATATTGACGCCACGGCGAGGCCAGGCCAGCGCCTGGTCACCGTTGGCCCGGCATCCTTTCCACTTCATGCCATCCATCGCCAAGGCGGCCCGGCGAAGCAGCGTTTCCTGTGCCGCCTCTTCCGCCGGAATGGTCACGCCGTACCGCGCGGCGTAGCTGACCAGTTCCGCTGCGGTTGAGTAGCTGTCCGCGTCAGGCTTGCCGGTACCGTCCTCGATGATGAGCATTTGTTACTCCTGGGTGGCTGGCTGGGCCTTGAGCAGTTCCAGCAGCTCAGCCTTGTTGGCAGTGGACGAATACTTCACTTCCTTGGCGTCCAGTTGCTCTTTGATTTCCGGGATGGTCAGGCTATCACGCGGATCGGCGTTCTTCGCGCGCTCGGCAGCGAGATCTGCCAATGCCTGGGCGAGCTGGTCCTGAGTGTCGGTGAGCTCAAGGCGGATAGCCTGGGTCTCGTCTGCGCCGCCGCCATTGTTACGAGCCCCGCTCTCGTCCGAGCGAGTGCGAGCAGTATCAACTCCGCCGGTTTCGCCTACGGTTTCTGGGCCGACGGTGATATTGCCTTCGGTTCCGCCGAAGCCCCAGCGGGCCTTGATGTTCGGGTCGATGTGATTGTCTTTTTGCACGGTCATGGGATTCTCCTGGATCAGTTCTGCGCGGCGGGCAACTCACCCGCCGCGCGCTCGGTTACGGCGTTGCCGCAGTAACGAGGGAGGTGATGAACGCCATAGGCACCTGCTTGCGAGCAAACTTGCGCTCCCAGTTGGCGGCCAGCGCCAGGTCCGCCCAGTTCGCCGAGATCGGGCGAGTGGTGGTCGGGGTACCGGTGATGGTGGTGCTGGTGAACGAGAAGCCCAGCGGATGCACAACGAAGTTGCGACGGGTCCACAGGGTTTCAGTACCACCACCATTGCCGCGATCCGGCGCACGTTCGTATTCGAGGCCGTCCAGACCTTCTGGCTGCTCTTCGGCGTAGCCGATAGCGCCCGGGCCGAAGATGATCGACAGGTACTTGGCCGTCGGGCCGGTGCCGATCACAGGCAGGCCGTCATCCAGCACGACAACCATGTTTTGGAAGCGGCCGAACTCTGGCACCTGATCTGCAATCGGCGTGTAATCGATCTGGTTTTGGATCGCCAGTTCGGTGTGCACTGCGGAGTGCATGGCGATGACGCTGAGGCCGCCCAACTGGCCGCTGTAGTCACCCATCGTGCCCTTGGCGCGGATCACAGCGGTAGGGTTGATGATGCCGCCGGCGTCTACGACCATGTCGCCGCCATTAGAGGCGATGTTGTCGTTGTAGATGCCCACTGCGGTGGCGATGGTGCGGCGCTGGGCCACACGCTGCCAGTAGGAGATCAGGCGGCCTGCCACGAACTCCAGCGGGTCTTGCTTGGTGATGTTCTTCACCAGGTTCATGCAGTTCCAGCCTTCGTTGAGGTACGCGGCGCGCGCCTGCATGGAAGCGCTGGTGACCGACAGCGGTACCGCGATGTCGGTGTACACGTCGTTCGAGTAGTTCGACTCGATGGACGCGTCCAGGTCAACCCACCACGGAATGGTGAAGGTGTTCGACGGGCTGGCCAGCAACTGGGTCATGTCCGAGTTGGTGGTCAGGATGCCCGACTGGAAGAACGCGGTGCGCTCGACAGTGTTGACGCTGATGTAATCCCGCAGTTCGTCGCGGAAGATGACGTCGGAAAGAATGGTTGGCATTGCGATAGGTCCTTTTACGATGCCTCAGCCGCTGCCTTCAGGCGCGCGTGCTCGGCGGGGTTGGTTCGGCGGAGCTCTACTCGCTCCATCCCGGTAAGTTGGTTCCACGTTTTTGCGGCCCCGCCGCCTTTGCCACCGGCAGCCCCGCCACCAGAAGCCCTGCTTGAAGCGATCAACGGAGCCAGAGAGGCGTCGTTGAAAAGTTGAGTCTTGAACTCTTCCACCGTCAGAGCGGTAGGCCGGCGCTCAGCGTCCAGCACCACGACGGTGGGCTTGCCTTCGCGCAACTCCATGGAGAGGCGAGGCTCGATGATTTGTTGCAGCACGGCGGCAGAGCCCTGCACGGCCAGTTCACCAGCCACGCGGGCGGCAGTTGCACCCACGGTCAGCGCATGCACCTGAGCCTGTAGCGCGCTCAGCGTGCCGTCCTTCTCGGCCAGTGCTGCGGTGTGCTTTTCCTGCCAGCTGCGGTCAAGCGCTTCAGTGTCGCCGGACTTGCGGGCGGCGTCCTCGGCAGCGATTCGCGCCGCTTCTTCAGCCTCGCGCGCCTTTGTTTTGTTGGCTCGAAGCTCGGCCAGAAGTTCGTCGTTCTTGGCTTTCAAGCCACTGACGTCCTCTGGTGCTGGCAAGCCTTCCACTGCCAGCACGTAGTCTTCGCCTTGCGCCTTGTAGAACGCTTGCATGGATGGCTCGAGCGCGTCGTATGCTGCTTTGTCGATCAGGTATTTCATGCTGTCCCCCTGGGACTGGTTTACAGGCTCAGCCTGCGGATCAGATGCCTGCGCGCTCGAAAGCCAAAGGCTCCAAGGCCTTCATCTCAACGAGTGTCAGTGGTTTGAAGTTGCGATCGAGCTGGAGCTCGGAGAAACGCTTAACGCTGAGCCCGCCGTTGCGGAACAGAGCGCCACGGGCCTTGCCAATGGCTTTGTCCTGAAACGATGCGGGCTGCTGCTTGAGCCAGTGGTAATAGTCGAGATCTGCGCTGACTTGCGCTGCGCCGTCTGCGCCTTTTGAGGCCCTTGTGGCGTCCTTCTCAAACATTTCGCTGAGGCGCGTCAGCAGCACGAATGTGGTTCGGCAGTTCGGGTGAAACGGTGGCCTTGGACCTGAATCGACAGGGAATCGGCGCTTGTCCAGTGTCCGGCAGATCTGGCTGGTCTTGCTGTCGAGCGTGGCGACCAGTTGGATCTCGGTGACGATGTCGGTGTTCGCCTTCGCCGTCTCCATTCGCGCCTGGCTGGCAACATGCTGGATGGCAGTGCGCACCACCGTGGAGGCGTTGCGGTCAGTGATTGCCAAAATGCCGTCGGTGTACCCTGCCGCCTTCGTGCCTCGTATGTTCTGCAGGATCTGGAAGTTCGTCTGCCCTTCGAAGAATCCTTGCCGGATCGCGCCGGTGACACGCTCGCACTCCGCTGTCGTCCAGTCCTTGATGAATGGCTTGAGCAGCTTGCCGCCGTCCCGAATGCTGAGCGGATTGTTCATCACCGCCGAGCGGATAGCGGTGACAGATGGGATCGCAGCCTCAAGGCTGATGCCGGCGGGCACCGCTTTCGTCAGGCTCGTAGCTTCGAACTGCGCCTCGTAGTTGGCCAGGTCGATCAGGTCCAGCGTCAGCTGATCGGTGAAGCGGGTGAAGATGCCCAGCAGCAGGCTATCCACCTCACCGAGCAGCTTCTCCAGGCGCTTGCGGCTGAAACCGGTCAGATCGGACTTCGTCAGTCGCTCACGCAGCGAGCGGTCGATCTCCTTGAGGAAGGGGGTGAACTTCTTCACCTCCCCCGCCTTCAGCCTTTCGAGGAAGACAGCGTGCCGAATGGTGGCATCAAGGATCGCTTGGTTTGCCGCCATCTGGGTTTTCCTCATCGTCCAGGCCAAGGCCTACTGGATTCGCTTCGAGCTCGCCGCGAATGTCGTCGTCAGTCTTCTCTGGATCGATCACGCCGCGATCGCGCAGGTATTGCCAGAAGTCAGATTCAGGCACGCGCCCGGCCTGCACTGCATTGAACAGGCTGGCCATAATTGCCGCGTCGAGGCTCACTTGCGTGAAGTCCTGATTCAGCTTCAGCAACGCTTCGCCGGCGACATTCTCGAATGCGCACATCCACATCAAGCACTGGCTGTAGGCCTCGCTGACGTTGCTCACGGCCAACGACAGAATGCTGTGCTCTGCCGCGCTGTCGTTGTCAGCCTGGGTTGCGGTCTTCACCGCGCTACCGCGCTCAATCAGCCGGGCGCCGAGCGAAACCATGTCCTCTTTCTTGCCGTCCATGGCCTCTTTGACGAGGGTGTTCGGCTCAGGCTGCGCAAAGCCACACGATCCATTGGCTGGAAGCGTCAGCGGCGCACGCGAGCCGACATAGATGCCGTTCTCTTCCAAGTGATCGCGCCACGCCTCATCGAGGCCGGCGATGTAGAATTGAGGCTGCCCGGCCATGAAAACCGAGTCCTCGTAATCAGCACTGTTGCGGTAGTGCCCGATATTGATTTCGGCCATGTCATACAGTGGCGAGTCATCAATCGAAGAATCGTTGTTCTCACTGCCGACGAACATGAAAGGAATCAGGCGCCAAGGCTTGCCCGTGCCGTCCAGCGGCGTATGGGCGTCAGTCGCCGCCCAGCTCCCGCCCTCAGTCGTCCACAGTTCTTGCTCGTACACGCCAGAGTCATTCAGGCGCAGCACGCGATATTGATCTTTGCTCTCAATTCCGAAACCGTCGTCGGTGTCATCCTCAACCACTTCCTTCAGCACAACCATGCTCAGCAAGTGCTGCCCGCCAATCTTCCGCATCTTCCAGTTGATGATGCACTCAGCGTTGTAGCTGGCGATGGTTGGGCGGATGCCCAGTGCTACGCTGTCTGCCTTGCTGGTGGAGCCAGGTTCAACGCTCGGGTAATCCACCAGCAGCCCGTGACGGCCTACTTCGAGG